TTTTTTTTTTTTTAATGATACGGCGACCACCGAGATCTACACTCTTTCCCTACACGACGCTCTTCCGATCTCTCATCGCTGGCGCCATCAGCACCATGCCGGCGCACCTCTACCGCAACACCCCAGAAGGCCGCGATCGGGTGGACGACCCACTTTGGTGGTTGCTCAATGAGCAACCGTCTGAGAACTGGACGGCCGCCAGCATGTGGGAAAGTGTGCTGACCGACATGCAGCTGCGTGAGTCCGGCTTCGTGTTCATTGGGCGCGACGGCATGGGCCGCCCGCGCGAGCTGATCAAACTGCCCTGGTCTTCGGTGCACGTTGAGAGCGAGCTCACCGCCAGCGGTGGCCGGCGCCTCAAGTATTTCGTGTGGGATCCAGAGCGCCCCTACGGCGTTGATCCGTCCGACATGCTGCACTTCCCTGGCTTTGGTTTCGACGGCGAGCGCGCCATGAGCGTGATCACCTGGGCTGCCCGCAACGCCGCCGGAACCGCCATCGCCATGGACGAATACGCTGGCAAGTTCTTTGCCAACGGCTCCCACCACAGCATCGTGATCGAGTCGCCCGGCAAGATGAACGCCGAGCAGATCACCAATCTGCAGACCATGTACGCCAACAAGTACAGCGGCCTCGCCAACGCCCACCGCCTGCCCCTTGTGTTGACCGAAGGCAACAAGTCCAAAGAGGTGAGCATCACCGCAAAAGACGCCCAGCTGATCGAAGCCCGGCGCTTCCAAGTGGCCGACATTGCCCGCGCCTTCGGTGTACCGCCCCACATGATCGGCGAAACATCTTCCAGCACCAGCTGGGGCACCGGCCTGGAGCAAATGGCCCGTGGCTTCATCACCTACACCGTGCAGCCTCACCTGGTGCGCATTGAGCAAGAGCTGAACCGCAAGCTGTTCCGCACCGCCGGCCGCTTCCTCGAATTCAACCGCGACGCCGCCATGCAAGGCGACAGCAAGGCCGAGGCCGACTACTTCAAAGCCGCGCTCGGTGGCCCTGGCAGCGGCCCGGGCTGGATGACGGTGGATGAAGTACGCCGCCTCAAGAATCAGAAGCCCATGGGCGGCCGTGCCGCCACCCCCTACGACCCCCGCGACGACGCTGCGGGCACCACACCACCACCCGAAGGCACAAAGCCATGAGCAAGATCATTCAACTGCTGCGAAACAACGCCAACGTCCCCGGCCTCATCAAGGCGGTGGTCGACGGCGACAAAGCCGACGTGTTCCTCAAGGGCGTGATCTCTGCCGACTGGGGCGTTGGTGCTTCCGACTTGCGCGAAGCTTTCGCCCAGTCAGAGGGGCGCGATGTCGCCCTTCGAATCAACAGTCCGGGTGGCGACGTCTTCGAAGGGCGCGAGATGCAGGCGGTGATCGTCGGCTACAAAGGCAAGGTCACCGCCATCGTGGAAGGCATCGCGGCCAGCGCGGCCACCATCGTGTCCATGGCCGCCAACCAGACGCACATGCTGCGTGGCTCACGCTACATGATCCACAACGCCTCCACGATCGCCATAGGAACTCGTCACGACTTCAAGGCCGTTTACGACCTGCTGACCGGCGTCGATGGTGAGCTGGCTGCGGAGTACGCGAAGTACTCCGGACAGACCGAAGCGCAGGCCGCCGCGTGGATGGACGCCGAGACCTGGTTCACCGCTGATCAGGCGCTGGAATCTGGCTTCGTCCAGCAGGTGCTGGACAACAGCAAGGCCGAACAAGTTGCGGCCCAGGTGCGCGCCTGGAACCTGAGCGCGTACGACAACACCCCCAAAGACCTGCTGGAACCACCAGCACCAGCCCACCCCGACCCCGCAGCCGTTCGCGCCGCCAACCAGCGCCGCCTGCGCTTGCTCCAGATCGACTGAAGCGCTCGCCGCTGCATCGAAGTGGCCGCCCCTGGGCGGCTTTTTTATTGCTCCAACCACCAAAGGAATCCCATGAGCAAGAACCTCCAAGCCCTGCGCGAGCGCAAACTGCACCTCGCCACCTCTGCCAACCAGATCCTCGCCGAAAAAGGCGATCAGACCTGGACGAAAGAGGACCAGACCAAGTACGACGGCATCATGGACGAGCTGGAGCGAACCAGCGGCCAAATCAACGCCCACCAGCGCATGCTGGACGCCGAAGCCGACAAGTTCTTTCAGCAAGGCGGCCAGCCTGGTCAGAAGCCGGGCGACGAAGTGGACGCCGTCATGGCTGTGGCCATGTACCTGCGTCACGGCAACAACGTCACCGCCGAACAGGCCCTGGCCATCCGCAACGCCATGAGCACCACCACCCCGGCTGAAGGCGGCTTCACTGTCCCCACCGAAGTGGCCAAGATGGTGGTCGATGCGCTGAAGGAATTTGGCGGCATGCGCGAGCTGGCCGAAGTGATCAGCATGGACAGCGGCGCCCCCCTGGGCTACCCCACCAGCGACGGCACGGCGGAAGAAGGCGAGATCGTGGGTGAAAACGCCCCGGCCACCACCGGTGAAATCACCTTCGGCACCGCCCCGCTCAACCCGTTCAAATACAGCTCCAAAAAGCTGGCACTGCCGGTCGAGTTGATTCAAGACAGCGCCATCGACGTTGTGGGCTTCGTGGTCAACCGCCTGGCCCAGCGCCTGGGCCGCATCACCAACAAGCACTACACCATCGGCACGGGCACCGCCCAGCCCTGGGGCCTGTCGGTCCGCGCCAGTTCTGGCCGGGTCGGTACCAGCGGCCAGACGCTCAGCGTGATCGTTGACGACCTCATCGAACTGCAGCACAGCGTCAACCGCGCCTATCGCCGCATGGGCAAGTGGAGCATGGCAGACAGCTCCCTCAAGGTGATTCGCAAGCTCAAGGACACCTCGGGCCGGCCCATCTTCACGCCAGGCTACGAGGCCGGTATCACGCCGGGCGCCCCCGACCTGCTGCTCGGCCAGCCCATTGTGATCAACGACGACGTGCCCGCCATGGCCGCCAACGCCAGGTCCATCCTGTACGGCGACCACAGCCAGTACAAGATCCGCGACGTGGCTGGCAGCTACAGCATCCGCCGCTTCGACGATTCCGCCTTCGCCCTCAACGGCCAGGTGGGTTTCTGCGGCTGGATGCGCACCGGCGGCAACCTGATCGACACCTCTGCGGTGAAGTTCTACCAGAACAGCGCCACCTGATCGGTGACCGCCCGGCCCCGGCCCGCCACTGCGCGGGCCGGGTTCACTCCATTCACAGGACCCCATCCCCATGAAAACCAAACTGATCGCCCTGGTGGCCCTCGCCATGGCCGACTTCGCCTTCCTTGCGGCCGACGTTGGCGCTGACGCCGAGTTCGAAGTGGACGCCGCCGACGCTGAAGGCCTGCTCACTGCTGGCAAGGCCAAGCTGGCCAGCCCTGCCATCGCCGCCACGCCCACGCCGCAGCCCAAGGCCGCGAAGAAGCTCAAGGCCCGCGTGCTCACCAAGTGCGCCTGGGGCGAGGCCAACGACCTGGTCGAGGTCGATGCCGACGAAGCCAAGGCCGCCGAAGCCGACGGCCTCATCGACACCAACAAAGCCGCCGTCGCCTACGCCGCCAGCCTGGACCAGAACAAAGCCTAAACAGCCCGCTCCCTGATGCGCCCACCCCGGGCGCATTGGAAAGCGACCTGCTACATCAAGGAATCACCATGGCATCCTCAAACTCTCTTTTCCTTCCAAAGCGACTGGCCGATGCCTACTTTGGTTCGGGCTCGTTCAAGATGCTGCTGGTCACGTCCGTGCCGAGCGAAACCGACCTTGATACGTTCGACTTTCGCAGCGACATCACCAACGAATCGACAGGCTCCGGATACACCGCTGGCGGCTTCAACGTGACCCCAACGGTCAGCGCAGTGGACGCAGCCAACAACCGGGTCGCGGTCACGTTCGCCGACCTCACACCCGCCCTGGCGACCGCCACAGTCTCGGCTGTCGGTGGCTGGATTTACAAGTCCATCGGCAGCGCAGCCGCCGACGAGCTGGTCCAGTTCGTGGACTTCGGTGGCACGGTGGCCAGCACGGCGGCGGCCTACAACATCGACTTCACCAGCCCGCTTTACATCAACCGCTGACCCCATGGTCCCCATTCTTCTGACCCTGCGCGTCGGGCGCCTGCCCGCCGCCTCTGCCGCATTGCCGGGGGAGCTGTCGGCCGAGCAGGTTGACGGCAACTTCACCAACCTGAAGAACGCCGCCGAGCAGCTCAACGCCGAAAAGGCGCCGCTGGCAAAGTGGGTCAGTGCCACGGCCCCAGACCCGCTGGTTTATTCCGACTGGTACACGCTCGATCTGCGCCACTTCATCCGCACCGATGGCGTGTGGGTCGAGGTGCCGGGCACGCCTGGCGCCGACGGTGCCGATGCCACTCCCGGCAAAAAACAATACCTCTGGGCCTGAAAATGCTTGTCCTTTCCGCCATCACGCACACCATCAAGCTCACGCAGTCGGCTGCGCTGGTGGGTGACCTGCTTTCGTCCTGGGTGGACGTGGCCACCGCTGCAGACACCCCGGGATCCACGCCGCAGATCGTCAGCACCGCCACCACGGTCAACGCCGTGGCCGCGCCCGCTGCCACCACGCAGCGCATCGTAAAAAGTCTGAGCTACCGCAACGAAGACGCAGCCCTGCCCAACACCGTCACCTTCGCGTTTGATGATGGCACCAACAGCATCGCGCTGTTGTCTGCCACGCTGGCCGCCGGTGAATCGGTGCACTATGAAGACGGCAAAGGGTGGTACCGCCTGAACGCACAGGGCTCCCCCATTTCCGGCGCCCTCGGTGGTGCTGCCGACGTGCAGGTGTTCACCTCATCCGGCACCTGGACGAAGCCCACCACGTTCACGCCCAAGATCGTTGTGGTG